GCAAGGCCAGATCCACCCATATGATTTCGTGGTGAAATGGCACAAGCAGCACAAGCTGATGTCAGAGATCGGGCAAGACCCGGAAGCCTGGCGCAAGAGCGAAGCCGAGAAGATCCGCGCGCAGGTACTGGCTGAACTTCAGGGCCAAGGCGTCTCGCCGGCCCCATCGTCACAGCAACCCCCGCCGAGTGTGGTCGGAAGACCAGCGGCAGCGAGAGCCGGAACCGTCCCCGTTGGGGGTGGCAACGCTTTCGATAATCTCTTCAAAGGATAACCAATGGCCGAAGTCGCCCTTGCATCCGCTTCTGAACGTCAGAAGTGGGTCACGAACTATTTCGCAGAGTACGTCCGAAACTCAGGGTTCAAGCCCTACATGGGCCGGACGAATAACTCTATCATCATCAGCAAGTACGAGATGACGGAAGAAGCGGGAAAATCGATCAACATTCCGCTGATCACCAGGCTGAAAGGAACCGGCGTCACCGGCTCCCAGACGCTGGACGGCGCCGAGGAAGAACTTGGCAACTACAACTGCAACATCTCCCTCGATTGGCGCCGTAACGCGGTGCGCGTGCCGAAGTCCACCAGCTACAAGACCGAGCTGGACCTTTTCGGCGCGGCCAAGGACATGCTGCGCACATGGGAAGCGGAGAAGCTGCGTGACGATGTCATCACGGCTATGCTGTCGCTTGTCACGACCGGCGATACGATTGTCACGATGTCGGCGTCATCGGCTGCAAACCGGAACGCTTTCAACGCGGCAAACACTGACCGCTTGCTGTTCGGCGCCCTGCGCTCGAACTACTCGGCCACGTGGGCAACCGCTGTCGGCAACCTCGACACCACAAACGACAAATGCACGGTCGCGTCGATGTCGCTGGCGAAGCGCATTGCGAAAAACGCTGATCCGCATATCCGTCCTTACAAGACGGGCGACGGTCGCGAATATTTCGTTGCGTTTCACGGATCCCGCACGTTCCGCGATCTGAAGGCCGACACCACGATGACGCAGGCGAACCGTGAGGCTCGCTCGCGTGAAGGCAACGGCATGGATGACAACCCGATCTTCCAGGACGGCGACCTCCTGTATGACGGGATCATCCATCGCGAAGTGCCTGAGATCGATGACGTCGCCGCGAACGGCACCTACTCGATGAACTCCATCGGCGCTTCTTCGGCTGACGTCCGTCCGGTGTTCCTGTGCGGCGCGCAGGCTGTCGGCATCGCATGGGGTCAGGAGCCGACCCCGCGCACGGACTTGACGAAAGACTATTCGTTCCGCCCTGGCGTCGCCATCGAGGAACTGCTTGGCGTGAAGAAGCTCTGCTTCAACGGCGTCCAGCAGGGCATGGTGTCGGCGTTCTTCTGTGCCGCGTCGGACTCGTGATTGTAGCTGAATAAGGAAATCATCACATGGCTACGTACTCAGCCACAAACTACCTGACGACGCCCGTCGCAACCCACGGGCTCTCCAACAACCTGAAGGCGTTCTATTTCGAGGTGGCTTGCGCTGCGGCTCCTTCGACGTCGGACACCATCAATTTCGGTTACGTGCCGAAAAACTTCCGGCTTCTGCACGCAACCATTGAAGCAACCGACATGGATACGGGCGGTTCTCCGACCCTTGCCCTGAACGTTGGCGACTCTGGCGATGCGGACCGTCTGTTTGCGGCGTCCACTGTCGGCCAGGCTGGCACCCAGTCGTCAGCGATTACAACGAACGGGTTTGGGTACAAATACACTGACAAGACGCTGATCACTGGCGTGGCCTCTGCGAACGCTGCTACCGGCGCTGCGGGTACTCTGTATCTCGCGGTCTTCGGCATCCAAGAAGACGCGACGACGTCTTAATGTCAGCGTTCATCTGGAAGGGTGACGACGAGGGCGGTGACGAGTTCACCGCCCTTTTTGGCGTCACGTTCCCGGTCGGGCAGATGATCAAAACGGGGCATTTGCTCCCGTGGCAGATCAACAAGCTGCGGAGCCATCCGTATTTCACGGAGGTTCCGCAGGATGCCCCGGCGCCGAAAGGCAACCCGGAACAGGACGAACGCGCCATGATCAAGCAGCAACTGGACGACCTCGGCGCGAACTATGACAAGCGCTGGGGCATCGAACGGCTGCGCGCGGCGCTTCAGGGCGCGACGACTGAACCGCTGGCGGTAATCGATGGCTGACGCGACGCTGGCGGAACTGCGCAACCGCGTGCTGCAAAAGCTCAAGGTGCTGCAAGCAGGCGAGACGGCTGAAGCCGAGGATAGCTCACTGATCGAGGGGCTGATTGCCAGCGTCAACGAGAAGCTGCGCGACCTCGGCATTGCCTACTGGTCCGACAGTGCATGTCCGCAATCGATGCTCGAGGATCTGGCTATGTATGTCGCCTGCCACGCGGCAGACGACTACATGGACGGCGAGTCAGGCGCGGCATTCCGGCAGACTTACGAGCCGACAGCCGAACGCAACTTGCGGCGTCTGGTTCAGAGCGGCGAGCGGTTCAACAAGCCGACCCGGGCCGAGTATTTCTGATGCGCGTGCCAATGGCGACTTCCGCAGCCTCCGCTGTTGTCACGGGGCTTGCCGAGAAGAAGTGCCACAACGTCTACCGCGAGCCGCATCCGAACGACCCGCAGCGCGAGAACGTTCTCATTGAAGCGCCTGGCAGTCTCCAGCGTGCCGACTTCGCCGGCGCGTGCCGAGGGATGTGGCAGGCTGACGGCCATGCCTTGGGAAAGGTGCTGATTGCGCAGGGGACGACGCTATCGACGTTCAACCCTGCGGACAACACAACCGGAAGCCTCACGGGGACGGTTGCTGGCAGCGACCGTAGCGATTTCGCATTCACGGAAACGCAGGGCTTTGGCCTGTTCAACGGACAGCCCTATGTGTCTGACGGGACGTATATTCGCCGGGCCTCGGACGGCATCACGGTTGACGCTAATCTCGCCATAGGCTCGACCCCTGCAAACGTCGCAACCGGCGCGTTCAGCTATTCGATAGCTGGAACGGTCTATAACAAGACGGCGGTTGCTGCGGGTACGGCGCCGGGCAATGACGTGGTTCCGCTTGGCCTGTTCGGCGCGGTTGCACTGGACATCGACGCCGCAGGGACCATCACGGCAATCGAAGCGCCAGCCAATGCTACGGGCTATGCCAGCGCATCGGCGGCGGCGGCTGCTTTGCCAACGGTTCTGACGACGCGCGTTCGCATCGGCTACGTTACAGCCACTAAATCGGACGGCGCGTTTACGTTCGGCACGACATCGCTTGCAGCGGCAAACACGACGGTTGCTTACACCGACAGCGCGGTGAACACGGGCTTTACGACCCTGCTTTCTGACGCGGGCGCTTCTGTCTTTACCAGCGTGGACACGCTGGGCCAGCGCGGGCTGATGACATGGAAGAACCGTTTCGGGTTTACCTCGGTTCTCGACCTTAGCGCCACGACGGCGCTGAATTACTACACGGCCGAGAGTTCGCCTGACGATATCGTCGCCGGCCGCGTGCTTGGCGAGTTCTACTACCTGCTTGGCTCGCAGACGATTGAAGTCTGGTCGCAGACGGGCGACAGCGCCGACCCGTTTGCGGCGCAAGCGGGCATGACGCAGCAAGTGGGCTGCGCGTGCCGTGACGGCATCGTCAAGGCTGACAACTCGCTGTTTTTCGTGGACGAGGCGTTTAACGTCCGCCGGCTGGGTCAGGGCGGCTCGCCCATCGTCTCGGAACCGTGGGTCAGCGCGGCGCTGAGATCGGCAGGCGCGGCCAACATCATCGGCAAGACGTACCAGGACCGTGGCCACATCTTCATCAGCTACCGCACGCCGAGCGCCTGCATGGTGTTCGACGTGCTGACGCAGGAATGGCACACGCGCGCGACGAACCTGCAAAACTCGTGGCGCTATACCGACATCATCACGGCTGCGGGCCGCGTGTTCGTCTGCGATGGAACGGGCCAGTTTGACGAACTAAGCCGGGATTATGCCTCCGAAAGCATGGCGACCTCGACCACGATGGGGACGGAGATCGTCCGCGAGTTCACGGCGCACCTGTCGGGCGTTCCTGACAGCCTGCCGATCACGACGCTGCGGCTGGAAAGCTCCAAGGGCGTTGGCGTGGCAACCGGGCAGGGATCTGACCCCATCGTGCAGATGCGCGCGTCAGTGGATGGCGGCAATACGTGGACAAACTGGCGCGACCGCAAGCTAGGCGCGCTGGGTGTTTATGACCAGCGCACTGTCTGGCATCGCTGCGGCCGCACGAAGCTGGCGGGCATGGTGTTCCAGTTCCGCAAGTCCGATCCGGTCAAGGCCGCTTACCTCGGCGTTCTGGTAAATGAGGATCTGTGATGGCGCGGGCTCCTAAACCGCCATCGCTGGCCGTGCCGCTCGTGGACAAGGAAGGCCGCCTTACGAACGAGTGGTACAAGTACCTGACGGGCGGGGTGTCCTTCACGACAAACGTAAACAGCGGCGTTGCAGCGGCGGCACTTGCGGCGGAACAGGCGCGGGCCGATGCGGCGGCGGCACAGGCTACGGCGGATGCGGCGGCGCAGGCTGCAACGGATGTTGCCGACGCAGCACTGACGTTCACGCTTTCAGCCAACAGGTCAGGGGTTTTTGGTTCGCGGCTCGGTACAGGATCGGTGACGACAAATTCCGTGACCGTGACGGCATCGGGCGGCACCGGGCCGTATACGTACGCGTGGGCGTATGTGTCAGGCGATGCGGTGTTTACAGCGGGCTCGCCAACTGCGGTCACGACGACATTCAGCGGCACTATTACGTCGCTCGGTCAGGACTACACGGCGGTCTGGCGTTGCACGGCGACTGATTCACTGGCCGCCACGGCGTCAACAACTGTCGGCGTCTCTATAGCGGAGATTTCGTAAAATGTGGGATCAAATCGCCAAGTTCGCCATAGACAACGCCCCCGCGCTGATCAATGCGGGCGCGTCTCTGGCTGGCGGCTACATGCAAGGCCAGGGCGGGCAGGCGTCAGCCAAAGCGCAGCAGGACGCGGCGAACCAGACGACC